CCCAATGGACGAAGTAAATAATCATCTACATTCTTGATTACATTCTTTATACCGCCTTGTGCGGCACCCATAAGCATAGAAATGCCAGAAGCAGTACGACCCACACCACTGACCCCTGTTTGACCATGAGCGAAAGATGGAAATCCAGTTGACTCATCTGCTAATACTCTTGCTTTATCAAATAGCTGCAAGTTTTCTGCAGCAACATTAGGAAACTTAGTTCCAAAGATAGCTTGCCCCGGTGCACCACCTTGGCGTCTAAATACTTTGCCGGGATATACTGATAGGTCTTGACCCGGTACTAAATTAGTTTCATCAACTTCAATTAAAAGATTACCAGATAATACAGCATTGTCAACAGCCATTCGCATAAAGCCGTTCATTAATGTTTGTGTATCATCCATATTTTCCGCAATACCTACACCAAAGAATGAATATGGGTTTAGCTCATAGGGTACTGCCATGTAAGGAATACGTGCAGGTTTAAATGGATTAAGTACCATACGTAACAGTTTACCATTACAAATCCATACATTAGCTTGTAACTCATCAATATCCTGCATCTCTGTAGGAATGTCTACACCTTGATCCATAAGCATGTCTACATCTACAGTACCCCAATACTCAAGTACCTCAAAACGTTCTACACCATGCTCTGGTGCATAGTCTGATAAATCGTCTTCCCAATATTCTTTGTTATAGTTTTCGCCTAGTTGAATTGCTTCATCAATTACAGTGCTTCTAAAGTAAGGGCGTTTCTTTAGTGCCCTCATTTGTGAACGAGATAACTTATGGCGCTCAATTACATACTGCGCTTCATCCATATTGTTTGCGTCTGGGTCTGGGTAAAAGTTCCATACAGATACATGAGATACTTGTGGGATTGTTTTAAATACAGGAGAGTATTCACCAGTTTCATCATCCCAATTAGGATACTCTTTATCTACAGCAAATGGACCTTTCATTACGCCAGTACCAAATAATGCCATTTCAAATGCAGTACTACGTAGATGTTTAGAAGCACTAGATTCTTCTAGTTGATCTTGTATTTTCTTTTGCATCTTCTTAGCTGCAATCATTGCTGGACTAAACGTAAAGGAGCTAGGTGTTTTACCTGCTCCCTCTTTTAGGTTGTTAATAGGCTCTAGTTTATCCCGTAACTCAGGGTTAAGCATCTCATTAAGTGTTTTAGCTGTAGCACCCTTTGGGAACTCCATGCCATCACCTTTAAATCCATACGGACTAATTATTTTATCTTTACCATCTTCACGAATATTATCAGGTTCTGCTGGATCAAAGGATACATCTTCAACTACACCATCAGGCAATTCTGTAGGATCAACAGTTAAAGGAAACTTCTGCCCTGCAAATAATACATCTACAATTTGACCATAGGCAGCAAGAGTTTTAGTTTTAGTGATCTTTATAAAGACACGTGATTTCTCAGCTTCTGTAAACTGCACATCTGGACCATAGATACCACGATAGTTACGATAAGCACGTAACCAACGGTCTTCATCTTGCTGTCTATAATCTTCTGCACGATTATACTTTTCCATAATAAACGGAATAATATTAGCAGTCTGTGCATCGTCTACTGTAGAATCTTCACTATCTTCTAAAACGATAGCATCATCTTCAATAAAGCCTTCTGTATCTTCTTCCATTTATTTTTCCTTCGCCATAAGCGTAATTACGACTGTGCCGTTAATAACCAAAAGTAGCATCTGCTACTCGCATACCACCAGATGACATACCGTTTGGATCATAGTCAAATATACTGAATCGTGGTCTTGACATAATACCATACCTTAAAGCATCGTACAAGTGATCTTCGGAGGTAGTGTCAATATCTTCTGGGTTTCTTTTGTCAATTGGTAAGGCGGGTAGTTGAGCAACAATATTGGTACAAGTATTAAAAAACACCATACGAGGCTCTTCTGTAAATTCGTCAACTTGTAACCGTCTATGTATTTCGTTTTTACCAGCTACACGTGAGCCTTTAGATCTATCAGATGGACGCCAACGACATCCACGTTGAATCATTTGTTCAGCCAGTGATGGGCCAGTATCACCACGCTTGTGCCATAAAGAGCTATCAAGAACGCCATACTTAATATTTCCATCTTCAGCCTCTAAATCTAACACCATATCTGCTAAATCTGCAGCTAATACTTTACTTACGTACAATTCTCTATAAACATACAATTGTTCATTCGGAGCTACTGCAAACCATATTACACCCGATTTACTTCCATACCCATAGTCACATGCTCTAAACTTTACCCAATTACTTGGTATGTTAAAAGGTTCTATCACATGTATGTTTCTATCAAACTCTGTAAATGCTGCACCCTCTTTAATGTCCCAATCACCGTCTAATAACTGTCTACGTTGTTGTTCAGGTAAAGATAGAAGCATTGCTTCGTAGTCACCCTGTTCAGCTAGGTAAGGATTATCGGAAAGACGGGCAGGTATAAACCTACGTTTGAATAAAGGCTTACCAGCTTTGGCATGTCCAGCAGGATAAGATAATACTTCATTTGTTTCAATGTCTGTCGCATTAAAAGCTTTACCATAAGGTGCAGGGTCAATAAACATTTTTTTAACCCAATGATGTCCTCTACCACCGGGGTTAGTAGTAGCTCTCATATATACAGGCAAGTCAGTTGCAGTGGACCGTAGACGAGATCTCATGTAGTTCCACGCAAAAGGCGAGGGCCACTGAGTAAGTTCGTCAAAGCCTATCCAACTAAATGCCAGACCTTGGTAACGCAGGACATCATCTTCTTTATCTAAGTAGGACATCCACAACCTCGCACCAGAGGGCGCAGTCCACTGCATCTTACGTTCTGACCACTTAATACCGGGCCATATCTTGGGATACATTTCTTGAGATTTAAAGATAAGTTCCCTTAGTTCTTCTGTAGTATGCCGTAGCAGCAATCCTGAAAAAGCTGGGTGCCCCATAAAGCGTAATGGGTCAGCCAACATAGCATATGACTTACCACCACCTGCAGAGCCACCATAAAGTACCTCACGTTCACCTGCAGCTAAGAAGTCTGTTTGTGGTCCAGCATTAGGTTTAAATATTACATTATGCTGTTCTTCTATAGGTGCTAATTCAGGTTCTACTATTCTAGCTGGTTCAGGCTGCGTTTGTTTGTTGGTTGTCGTTGTCTTGCGCTTTCGCCCCGATGCGGTTGCGTTCAATTTCTTCCGCTTTGGCGACTGCCTTTTTCGCATAGTCTGCCCATCTGCGTAGGCTTCCAGCTTTGTTTTTTCTTCTTCGCTCATTATCTAACCGTTTCTTTAGTCCTACGTGAGATATAGTTCTGCCAGTGTTTCGGGTTAGCCAGTTGGCAACCTCACGATACGAGTACTGCTTTAAGTACTTCTTGGCTTTCACAAGCATATCAAGTTCGTTATCAATTGGCAAGAGTATTCCATCATCTTCTGGATCTAATTCGTATCCAAATGGTATTGTTCTTGCTACACGTGGAATAGGAACCCATTCATTGTCTTCTTGTAGGTCAGTCGGTTGTGGTAGTTTCCATTGTCCTAATGGCTTAGTCATCGTCATCCTGTGCTTGTTTAGCTGGCATTAACATAACGCCACCCTTAGCTTCTACCTGCATCTTTTCAGTTTTAACTAAACCAGTACGATCTAGTAGTTCTTTAGCTGCAGACATCTTATCACGAATACCTAGCTCAGTAGGATCGTACAAAGCACTAACCATAGCCATTGCAGCTTTAGGTACATTACGTGCTAAGTAGCTGTGTGTTACATCAATAATCTCTTCTTTAAGACTATTAGTTATTTCACGGTTAGGTGTATTGGGCGAATACCCAGCAAGTTTTTTAGCCATAGTAACATCGCCACCTGCCTCATCCATAAGTACATCTAAAAATTTTTGTTGACGTTCTGTTAATTCACGAGCCATATTACATCATTTCAAAATGTGGGGCATCAATAAAGGGTCTACGTCCTTCTGACCTACGGAGATCTACGTATGCGTTCATTGCGTCTTCTGCAGTACCAGCATATTCTCGTATGTCTCCTTCACTCCATGCAGCACCCCATTTAATTGCTACATTATTCTTTCTAGCAGCCTTAGCCATAGCATCACAAATATCATCATAGACATTGAGTTCCCAAGAAATGTCTGAACCAAAATATGCGACTAGATCTACAGCACGACCATCAAGATGTTTAGACTTCATAGTCTGTGATCTACCAGATTCGTATAATTTCTTTTGTTCTTCCAAACTACGTAGTCCAAAGGTAACACCGAAGTCTACTTTTGTAATACCAATAGCATCCTTTACAACTGCGACTAAACCTTCGTCTACACCCTTTAGTTTTTTCATACTTCTGCTTGATAACTTAAATGCCATTACTTCTTCCCAAAAAATCTAGTAGCTGAACGTACACCAAATGACGCAGCTACAATTACACCTAATGTATAGCTATACCACTGAGGCATACTATCTAATGCTACAAACCCATTCTGTACTACTTCTCTACCCCACTCACCTGTAAATACAAGTATTAATGGTATAGAAAATAAAATAGTCAGCCACTCGTCCTTCCACGAAGACTGACTACCTTGCGCCATAATTTTTTCCCAGTCTGCTTCACTAGTCGCCCGACTGAGCATAATCTGTGCTTCAGCTTCAGCTTTGGCAACTTTAACTTTAGTTTCGGCAGCTTTAGTTTCAACTTTACCATTTAACCATGTTCCTGCTAGACTTGCTATTGGGCCAATAAATGCTTGGATCATTTACTACCTCTATCTGTTTTTGCTTCTTTATTCATCCAAATACCAAAGCAACCTGTTAGTGCACCCATACAAACAGATACAAGACCAGCTTGTCCGTTAGTAGGATCAGGTAACGCCATATACCAATGTACAGATTGATATGTAAGAATAGTTACAACTAACATCATTAGTCGTGGAAATAATTTATAGTCATCAATAATAGTATGTGCCATAATCAGGTTCTCCTGTATCTAGCGGTTTTCTTTGCAATGCCTTTAGGTTGAGCCACATGCTGCTTACCTGCCTTCGTGCCTTGTCGTTTAGCTCTGGTTGTAGCGGCATACTCACTGCTGCTAAGAGACTCAATAGCCTTAGCAGGTAAATAACGCTCACCAGTTTTAGCACTAGGCTTCCCACTTTTAGTTCGCCAATCTTGTTTAGTCCATTTCTTTAAAGACTTTTGTGATTTAGCGAGGGCCATTACTTGTAGCCCCCACCCGCTTTTTTGTATTCACTAGCGAGTAATTGTGCTTTACGTGCAGACCATTGACCTGCCTTCCCGCCTTTGGTTCCCCGCTTAATCCGCTCAAACAAACGTTTGCGCAGAGTAGGCTTAGTATAATTTCCTGCCTCATTTACACGAGACTTAGACTTTTTCGCCGTAGACTTTTTGTCTGATTTCGCCACGAGAGATCCCCATATCGTGCAGTTCTTTATCATTTAGATTCATAAGAATCCAATAATCTGCTCTGCGTTGTTGATTGTCTTGTAGTTTCTTAAACATACGTTTAAACATATTCTATCTCCTTATATGTATAAAGGCAAGACGTACTTACCTTATGGAGATAGTTATATCATACTTAGTTATAGCATAGTATAGATAAGATTGCAACCCCGTTATGCATTAACTGCGATTAGGGTCAAAGTATTCTTCTACTGAAACAAGAATTTCCATAGTATTAGTAGTCTCACCGTATACTAAAATCTTATCGCCTGAGTGTAGGTTAAAGTAACCACCATTAACTAGGTTAGTTACAGAGTTTCCTGCCATACTAAGTCCATTAGCTATATAATGATACTCATTATCTTCAGCATGATAGAATTGTACAAACACCTTCTTAGTAGAAGTAGAGCTATTACTTATATGCAAATACCTAGTAATGGCACTGAAGTTAGCAGGGCAAGTATACACAGCGGTAGCACTAGCATCTGCCGAAGTAGATGCAATAGTGTACCCTTGTGTATGAAACTTGGACTTACTTAGATCAGGCATGTAGCTTCCTTATGCTATTATAAAGTCTACGATCTGACCATCAGGTTTACGTAGTTTGTTTGGATTAGGATTATATGCATACATCTGATTCACTAGCTTTAGATCTTCTACTGGCGTATCAGGAGTAATACGATTTGGTTGTTCTGGTTTGTATTCTTCATTATTCCTACTGGACCTATCCTTATCTGCCTTCTCAAAGATAATATTCTCGTGTGTTTGAAAAGGCATACTAGGTAAAGGAAAGTGAGATATAAGGGCCATTAAGTTGTACCTTGCATTTGATAACATTGATAACGGGCATAGAAGTTTCTACCGTTTGTCATATTACTCACATCTTCTTCTACTTGAGCAATACATGCAGCTTTATTAAAAAACCCTTGATCAGTACGAACTAATACATCACAGGTTTTAACATCTGTAGGAGAAACACAAATCAGGACAACTGCAATCCACATTACTTCTTTTTCTTAGAGGCCATACCACCACGCATCATTTTCTTTTTAGGTGCCATACCGCCCCCACGCATCATAGTTTTCTTTTTAGCCATACCACCACCACGCATAGGTGTTTTCTTTTTCATTGCTCTAGGTTTCATTGCCATTGTTTCTGTCTCCGTTTTCTTCTATCTAATACAAGTGCTTCATACTCATCTCTAGGATACACATTATAATATCCTAACTTCTCTAAACGTAAACTTGCGTCATCTACTTTACTTAAAGATTGAATAAACAACATTGCATATTCATCTTCTATGTCAGACTCCCATTCATGCTCATACAAAAAGTCTAAGTCTGCATCTTCTGCACCATAGTCAGGATGAAACTCCATTATGTGCAAATCTCTAGGTGTGTACGTATCGTTTAAAAATGTAGTAAACTCTTTAAGCTGTACTGCAGAAGGAAAGTAATACGATGCAATCACAACTAAGTCATACGTATTGTCAAATAAATTAGCTTGTGTAATAGCTTCAATACCAAGATGATTGGTTTCTATTACACGTACTTTGTTTTGTTTCCATGCTTGCTGTGCATACGGACATGCGGGTAGGCCACCTAAAGTGTCATTAGGTACTTCTAATACTTTACGTGACCAATCCCGTATATCACTTTCT